CGGAGCGCCGGAGAGATGCAAAAACCCAGATTGCAAAAACTGCCCGTTTCCACCATGTAGGAAAGGAGAGGCAAATAATGAGTAATATTTTACTTGCAATTATTGCATTGCTGCTGGTAAGCATCTGGCAACAGCTCAAAGAGATTAACGAAAGAGGAAAAGGAGATATGGACGGAGAAAAGGAGAAAAAGGGAAATGCAGAATTTGGAAACAGAAAATAAGAGCGGAGAAACGACAACGCAGGAAATGGCAGATACAGCAGAGGCAATGCAGCAGGAAGAGCAGACGGAAGATAACCGGGTAACATTTACAGCGGCAGAGTTAGAGGGGCTGATACAGAAAGCAGCACGGGCAGCAGTAGCAGAGTACAAAAAGCAGGAAGAGAAAGACAGAAAGCAGAATAAGTACCACAATACCTTTATGCTGATGAAATGTTACCGGGACGCAGCTTTTCACATTGAGAACGCAATAAGCGACGGGGAGCAGCTGGAACTTGCAGGAATGACAGACGAGCAGCAGCGTACATACTTAGAGAGTATCAGACGCAGCCGCTTTAAAACTCTGATTATGACGGCGCATATCGACAAGGCGGTAGAAGAGATAGAACGCAGGAGAAAGGCAGCAGACAGAGAGATAGAGTATAAGGCGTTTGAAATGTACTTTATGCAGGGTATGGACTATGCAAAGATTGCAGAGGAACTGGACACGGGAAACAGCACGCCAAGACGCTGGATAACAGCCATTATAAATGAGCTGTCGGTATTGTTGTGGGGAATGGACGAGGACAAGATAAGATAGCAGGAATAGGCGGTATGACAAAAGAATGAAAAAAAGATGAAATTTACATGGAAAAACAAAAGAGATATAATGGTAGCATGGAAAGAGTAGGCGAGAGCTTAACCGCAGAGGCGGCAGCAGTAACCTACTCTTTTTGTTTTCATTCTTTAGCCTCCACCCAGCGCATGAAACTTAGGGCGCTGGGATACTAAAAGAAAGAGAGGGGACAGCGTGAAAGAATGGGCTAAGAGTTTTTATTTATCGGCAGCATGGGAGAATACAAGAGCTGCTTACTTAATGTCACAAGACTTTATTTGTGAGAGATGCGGAGAGCCTGCGAAGATAGTACATCATAAGCGCTGGCTTAACCGTGACAATATCAATGACACAGACATAACGCTTAACTGGGATAACTTAGAGGCGTTATGCCAAGACTGCCACAACAAGGAGCATCATAAAAGCGCACCGAGGCTGCGTTATAGATTTGATGCAGACGGCGGTATAATCCCCCCTATGCGGAAAAGAAATTAAAGGGGACAGATACCGAGGGGGATACCCTAAAAATACCCTACGGGCGTGCGCAGGCGTGGTGTAGGGGGTGTGGTATGCGGCAGGGGAATGGAAAGCGGGGTAAAAGAATGGCAACAAGGAAAGAAAAGACAAAAGAACAGAGAATAAAGGCAGAAAAGACCAGACTTAAGGGAATTTTCAAAGACTTAGACGAAAATAAAAAGAAGTTGGTAACGCCGCTGATAGAAAAGGCTGCTTTTATGAGCATTGAGCTGGACGACTTGCAGGCAATGATAGAAAAAGAGGGCTGGACAAGTGAATACCAGAACGGGCAAAACCAGTGGGGAACAAAGAAAAGCCCAGAGGCAGAGACTTACATAGCCTTAAGCAAGAACTATGCAGCAATCATTAAGCAGCTGACAGAATTAGTGCCAGCAGCAAAAAGGAAAGCAAGCAGACTGGCGGCGCTGCGGGAAGAATAGCCCGGAGTGATACCATATAGAAACTATATCTATGAGTACCACGCAAAGATTACCAGCGGCGAAATTATAGCGGGAAAATGGATAAAACAGATATATAAAATCATTGTGGACGCACTGGAAAAGCAGGAGTATTTTTTTAATGCGAAAGCTGCAAATAAGGCTATCAAATTTATTGAGAATTTTTGCCACCACAGCAAGGGGCGCAATGATTTACTGAAACTGGAACTATGGCAAAAGGCTATAGTTTCTGTTATTTTTGGAGTACAAGACAAGGAAAAAATACGTATTTTCCGAGAAATTTTTATAGTTATCGGCAGAAAAAACGGCAAGAGTTTATTTGCGTCTGCGATAATTGCATACATGGCATTTTTAGAGCCGGAGTACGGGCAGGAAATTTACTGTTTAGCGCCAAAATTAGACCAAGCGGCGTTAGTGTATGACGGTTTTCATAAAATGGTACTGGCAGAGCCAGAGCTTGAAGAGCTGGCAAAAAAACGCCGCAGTGATATTTACATTGAGGAAAGCAACACATTTGTAAAACCGATTGCTTTCAATGCCAAGAAATCAGACGGTTTTAACCCGCAGCTGGTGGTATGTGATGAAATGGCAGCATGGAGCGGGGACGCAGGATTAAAGCAGTATGAGGTTATGAAATCCGCATTAGGCGCACGTACCCAGCCTATGATTTTGAGTATCAGCACAGCCGGATATATCAATGATAGTATTTATGACGAGCTGATGAAACGCAGCACCAGCTTTTTAAAAGGCAATAGCAAAGAGCGCAGGCTTTTACCGTTCCTTTACATGATTGACGACGTGGAGAAATGGAACGATATAGAAGAGCTGAAAAAGGCTAACCCTAACATGGGCGTTTCTGTAAAAGAGAGCTTTTTTGTTGATGAAATAGCTGTAGCAGAGGGCAGCTTAAGCAAGAAAGCAGAGTTTCTGACAAAGTATTGCAATATTAAGCAGAACAGCTCTATTGCATGGCTGGAATATACGACAGTAGACGGCGCAGGCGTTGAAAAGACCTTAGAGGACTTTAGGGACTGTTACGCCGTGGGCGGCATTGAC